TTACTTTGCCATAAACAATCACATTTATATCTGCATGCAGTGCAGGCTTTAGATGCTTGTCAAAGAAATCAAGGTCTGTATTATCATTTCTAGTTTTCTTTTTCATAATGCGCACACCACACTCATTGTCATATTATCAAGGCTGTATGAACCGCTTTTAACGCGATATAGCCCTTTAGTTTTAGTATCTGGGTCTTCTAGTTCAACTACTGAACCCGTACTGATACGTGGGTCAATCATCGAAGTAAAAGTTAACGTGTTATCGTCATCATCATCGCCGTATTCCACGTTGTTAATTAACCCAGTTGTGGGACTGATGAAGATGTGTTCATTGTATGGATTAGGTTCAGTTTGAGAGTCAATTACATAGCCACCACGGCGATAATAGAACTTACTCTTACAATCTTTCGCGATTGATTTTAAAGCTGTCTCAGGCTTAGCTGATAGCGTATAGCCTTTCTTATAAACGTGGTCTTCCTTTAGTTTGCAATGCTCCAAAGTTATTTGAGCCTCTCGACAAATTCGGGCAATGATTTGACTAGCTTTCACGCCTTTTCTGAAAGGTATGTTAACTTTCTTTTTCTGAACCTTTTCATAAGTGATCGTTCTACCATCACTAGTTTTATACGACTTCTTAACTTTCTTGGAGCCGTTATATTTTGAATACATTTTAGAATTATCAAACGTTGGACCTTCGGTAAACGTAAGCGTGATTGATTTGTCCATACCGTCGGGTATTTCACGGCCAACTTTTGTAATCTTGCCTTGTGAGATAACGCCAAATAAATCTTTTGGCCCAGCTTTGATAACGATACTGCCACTCTTTTTGAAATACTCTTGATGTTCCGGCGCAACGTTATAGATTTGAATCTCATTACTACCAGCGCTACCGGAATCGCCAAAGTTAATATCGCCAGCAATATGGAAGCCATAACCTCTTGGATGAAAGGTGGTAAATGATGGCTTGCCTTTGACGTCAGGCAGGTTAACTTCGACATAGTAGCCAAAGAATTTACCTTCGTTTGCATCCTTATTCGCCATCGTCGTCATCTCCTAAATCATCATCACTGATATCATCAATTGCTAAGAATACCGTGCGATTAAGATTATCCATCGTCACTCGTTCTTCGTGGCCAGTTTCATCCATAGGAATAATAGTTTCACCAGGCAAACGTGGGTCAGTTGAGTGATACCACAAGGGCACATCTAACACGACAAACTCGCCTAATACGATCGGGTTACCGTCACTATCGAGCAAGTCTACCGTGATGTTCTCGGATAAATCGTTGTATTGAAAAGCTAGTGTGTATAAAGTGTCAGACAACTCAACGTCAACTGAATATGGAAAGTCATCAGGGTCTACTTCAATGTAATCACGTTTCATTAGAGCTTCACCTTCTGTCCAGGCTTAATCAGAGACTTGCCACCATTGTTCTTTATTAATGTACTTAGCGAGACCTTATATTTTCTAGAGATATCCCATAAAGTATCGCCAGATTTAACTACGTGTACTTTAGGCGTCTTTGGATTACTCTTGCGAGTTGAACCCGAAGCAGTCTTGGCTTTTCCTTTAGACTTAGTCTTGGACTTCTTTTGACGCATCACGACGTTAGCCTTCATGGCATACGTAAAACTGATAGATAGTTGCATACCCGTCAGGTCTTGATTTTGACCAACTTTATCAATTGATGAGATATATACATGTTTCCATCTCGAGAATCCTCGGATAGCCACTTCATATCCAAAGCGTTGCCATTTCTGGAGCGTTTCAAATTGCTTATCCAAGTTAGCCCAGCGTTGATTAGCAGTCTTTGCTTTCTTTTCTGATACGAGCCAATAGGTACCTGACAATGTCTTACTGCTACGTCGTGAGTAGTTAGTTCGTGGGTCAGCACTATCAACTGGATAACTTGGTGTATCAGCGCTATCACTTTCATCTGGGCTAATTTCGCCTAAGAAAAATACCTGTGAACTTGAGTAATCGGCGCGGTACAAAGCAGTTTGTGGAGCTAAGAATTTTTTGGACTGATCCTTAATCTTCTTGTTAATACTTGCCTTGTTCTTCTTGGCTTTGGCAGCCTTAGCTTTTTTGTCTCGAGCCGCCTTTTGCTTTTTAAGCTTATCTAATTTTTTCTTAGCATTATCCTTAGCCGTCTTACTGGCAGTTTTGGACTTTCTAAGTGCAGCCAACTTCTTCTCGGCTTTAGCTAAGGCGTCAAATTGCTTTTGACCACTCGCACTCTTTTTGATTTTATCCATATCTTTGAATGCTGACTTCTGATCTTTTTTAGCAGACTTGAGAGATTTCTCAATGTCCTTTTTCTTGTTTTTCTTAGCTTTTTTAAGCTTCTCTTCAAGAGTGGCCACGTTCTTAGTTGCTTGGTTATAAGCATCGTTAGCAGCCCGATAACCATTAGTCTTGTTCAAGTAATCATTGGCTGTATCGATAATCTTTTTTTGGTCGGTAATCTCTTTTTTGATATGACTATCATGCGTAACGTCAGTGTTGTAGTTTTTTTGAGCTTTTTGAATTGCCTTTTTCAACTGTTTATCAGTCTTTGGCATTTTTATTTTTTTATACAACGTCTTCCGGGAAATGCTCACCGGAGATTTGTTTTTATAGGCATTACGATCCTTGATAGGAATCTTATGATCTTCTGTTGTGGCCATTAGATAATAAATCCTCCCTCATCGTTATATCCTTGCTGTTCAGCGTACTTGTCGTTAAGCTCGTCCCAGCCCTCTTTGACTGCCTGCTTTGCAAGCTTGGCAATCTCTTTGGCGTTGTTAGAACCATTAGCATTAATAGTGATGTTAATGGTTGGCGCACTAGCTTTAGTAGCAACTTTAGCATTACCCTTAACAGCTTGAGCTTTAGGCTTTCTTCCAGTAGCTTTATTCCTAGCTGTAATGGCCTCAGATATTAATCTGTCAGCTGAATCACGTTTAGGATTGATTACTACTTCTGGTTGACCAGGAACTTCTCCAAATATCTTTGGTCGTTCTGACCATCCACCATTGGCATAACCCAGTGGACCACTAACTCTAGCGAACATTCCTGCACCACGCCCATAGGCCTTAGCAGCATAATGAATACCAGCTAATAAGTTATCGTAACCATTGTAGATATTGCCGTGACCAGGGAACTTATTGGATTCAAAAGTTGGCCCAATAGTTTGAACTAATCCTTTTGATGGGTGCCCTGCTTTGGCGTTTGAATCCCAATTATTAATCGCTCGTGGGTTACCATTTGATTCACGCGCAATAACTCTCATCCATGCTTGGACTTGGCTATCAGTTGCTGCGAAATGGTTCGCCTTTAACGCCTTAATAACTGATGATTTCCAACGTCCTACACCAGCACCGCCAGGATTACCCATAGAACCACCTGCATCTTCGTCATCAGCAAGATTCTTACCAACCCACTTTAGTTGGCTAGCGATTTGAGATTTAACGAGTTTTGTAAGTGCAGGGTTCTTAGATTTCTTGTGCTTAAGTTTTGAGCTACCGTCAGAATTGCCATGCATCTTGCTTGGGTCATACCAGCCAGCAGTTGATAACATGTTTTTAGATAGAGGTTCACTTTTTGCGACCCCAATATGGACATGGGAACCACTACCAGCACCAACTAAGTGGCCTAAGGTAGCAATCGTCTGACCAGTTTTAATGATGTCGCCAACGGCAACCTTGATGTTGTTCATATCACCGAATTCTTGGTAAATTTCTCTAAACCCATCATCAGACTTAACTTCGATGACTTTACCTAAATCGGCAATACCAGTTCCACCGACTTTGTAAACTTTACCACCATGAATAGCTCGGATTGCTGAACCAATGCCTGCTGAATAATCAGCACCATCATGCACAGCACCTTTACCATACATACTTGCCCGAGAAGAACCGAATCCATCAGTCTGTGGCATTCCAGGGTTATTGAGCCAGTTACCACCAGCAGCACTACCACCACCGGACATTGCATCGCTCATTTGTGACCAGACTTCGGCGTTCCAAGGATTACCAACTTTAATTGATGCGCCCTTATTAACCGATTGAAGGCCTTTAGACAATGATGATCCTAAAGCATTGCTATCAATCTTGGCTGTGAAGTCACGGTTAAAGGCCTTGCTAGGATTACTGTTGTCATTATTAATTAATGACTTCAACGTACTCTTTGAATCCTTACCTTTGGCATAACGTGGTAAGATACCGCGGTTTTGTGCCGTTTGTGTATCCTGACCAGTCATAACAGCGTCACCCTTGCGGATAGGTACTATCTTATTAGTTCCTCGAGGCAAATCAAAAGAGCCATCAGCATGGACAATTGCTTCCTGCTTTGGCCCCCATTTTGCATCGTTGACGACTGCCATATGATCATGTTTAGCTACGCCTTGTGTACCTTTAGCGTAATGAGCGAGTTTAAGGACTGAACCGCCACCACCGAATTGCCCAAGAACTCCGTTGATACTTGAGAATCCTTTGTTCAATTGGTTGATAGCATCGCTCATTGCACTATGTGCGTACTTAGGTAACAGGTTCATCTGTTTCTGGAAATTATTGGTCATCGCGTTTAACTGGTCACTGACCTGCTTACGCATTTGAATAATTTGAGCATAAACACCCTTTTGAGTGTTATCAAAATCAGCAATAGCCGACTTCTTAAGCAATCCAGTGTAGTGATTGCTATCAGAATAGATATTCTTCCATTGAGATGCATTCTTACTACCAAGTTGCTTAATTGAAGACACAGCGTGTTTGGTTAATCCGTTGTAGTTGACCATGGAGTTCTTTTGAATCTTGTCAGCAGAACTCTTAGTCTGTTTAGCAACACTGTTCCACGTCTTGTTAGATGCCCGTGAAAAGCCATTGATGCTCTTTTGTGAGCTCTTTGTAGACTTGCTATAACCAGTCACTATCGTGCTAGAAATAGTGCTCATGGACTTCTTAGTACTCTTTTCAGTGGCATTTAAGCCACCACTAGGAGTTTTAACTCTAATTTCGCTAACTTGTGCTTTAGCTTTATTGGATGATTTACCAAGCGAAGCATTACCCTTAGCAAATCCAGGTATTGTCTTGCCTTTTCCTAAACCACCATGTGCTAACTTAAGCGAATCACGATGATTAAACACGTTATCGCCAGCATGTAGCTTAGTAAGTTCAGGGCCATTTGTTCCAACTAGTCGGTTACCATGCTGTTTATTAGTGACGAACTCAAATCCTTCTTCACCAACTAATGCAGTTTCAGAAGCAGTAATTCTGCCACCCTTAGCATGTCCCTTAGATTTTTTAGAATCCTTGCCCTGGCCTTTTCCTCTTAGACTATCCCAAGCGTTGGAAACAGCATTGGTGACACCTTTTAAGGCATTCTTAAATGGAGCAAAAATTGTATTAAAGATACCTGAAAAGACATCTTTAACACCTGTCCACATCTTTGTCCATTTTCCGGAAAAGATACCATCGAATGTTTCGAAAATTCCTTTAACAGTTTGTAATGAACCAGATATGATACCGCCTAAGGATCCTAATGCCCATTTGGCGACACTTGTAATTCCTTTGAAAGCAATTTGTAGTGATGAAACAGCTTTTTTAATCTCTGTGTTCCATAAGTATTTCGCAACTTTGCCCATCCACGATCCAACTTTTTGAAGAGTTGGAATGAATGATTTGTTGATAAATCCTGTCACGGATTTAAATGCCGCTGAATTACGAATAGATTTAGACATCTGGCTATATGCCTTACCAACGCCCGCAAATTGTTTGCCTAACGGTTTAAAAGCCTTATCAGCAGAATTTTTAATTGATCCCCATGAATTAGAGGCCGTCTTTCCAAGTGGCTTGAAAGCTTTCGTTACAGAATTTCCTAACCATTTAGCAGATTTAACGATGCTGTTTTTAGCAACATCAAATCCTTTGCCTAAATCACTAAAGACTTTCTTAGCGCCACCTTTGATGGCAACAGGAATCTTAAAGCCTTTCTTAGTTTTTGCATTAAATCCTTTTTGGAAATCAGCTCCAACTTTACCGCCAAGCTTATCGCCAGCTAATCCACCAAGTGCACCTCCGGCGGCACCTAATACGGCACCGATAGCAGTTCCAGGGCCAGGAATAACTGAACCTAAAGCGGCGCCCGCTGCGGTACCACCAGCGACACCACCCATGCCACCAACTGCTTTACCGATTTGACGACCAGCGGTCTTTTTAGTTGCGGTTAAAAGTGGAGTTGCTGCAAGTAACAGATTTAGTCCAGGTATTGCTTTACCAAATACTTTTGATAAAACACTACCGCCAGCCTTTTCAGCTACTTGAGCGCCTGAACCAGTAACGACCTTTTCAGCAGTTGATCCAGCAACGGATCCGGTCGTATTCGCTACAACATCTTCTGCTATGCTCTTTGTTGCCCGTCGCTTAGCTAATCCTGTTATATGTCCATTAGTACCTGTAACTGAGTTCTGAACTGCTCCAACTAATCCATTTGCATGAATATTATTTACTGTTTTTGCGGTGGCTAATAGAGCTTGTAACGCTTTAGTAACAGGATAAATACCAGCAACTGCCATAGTTCCAAAAGCCACAAAGTTCTGTGCCATCTTTGGCATATTAGAAATATCGTCAGCCATGTGAGCTAACCCATTCATAACCTGAGTTAGAGGTGGCAAGAGTACCTTACCGAACGTCATAGCAACCGCTGTAACTGATTGCTTTAACTTATTCCATTCAGCTTTAGTGGTGCCCATGTTCTTAGTAGCTAAATTCTGTACATAGTTCTTCTTTTGAGAGTTCTCAACTTCCTTGTCCAGCTTCTTCAATGATTCAGTTGATTGAGATAAGATTTGACCTGCTTGTTGTCCAGTAGTACCGAACAAGTTATGGAAGACAGTACCTTTTTCGGCCTGTCCCATATCTTTAGTCTTATCATGCAAAATACCCATAATCTGAGCAATTGTCTTCATCTTACCGTTTTGGGCAACGAAGTTTTTAGTACGCAATCCTAATGCCGACAACTGATCAGCCGCCGTTTTACCAGGAGATTGCAGCGAAACAATCATCTTACGTAGTCCAGTACCTGCTTTATCAGCTTCTAGACCATAATTAGATAATTCACCGATTGCGGCCGCTGTTTCATGCAATGAAAATCCTGATTGGTGCGCCGCGGTACCGACGTATTCCATGGCTTTTGAAATACCGTGGAAGTCAGTAGCCGTCATATCAGCTGAATAAGCTAATTGGTTAACAACCGTCTTAGTATTAGCCAGCATTCCGGATGTGGATTGTGTCCGCATACCGAAAGATTCAAGCGCTGTGGTAGCTCCGTGAACAACGTCAGAATAACTGTCCCCAGATGCAATCGAAGCCTGTAATAGCGATTTTTGAGCACCTAAAGCCTGGTTAGAATCGTAACCACGCTTAACTAACTCTTGATATCCATCAGCTAGCTCAGTCTGTGATTTACCGTACATCTTAGAATACTTGGCACCATCAATTTGCATCTGGTTAACGTTTTTTTGCGCTTCAGCACGTTTTTCGCCACCAGTTACTAGTAAGGCAGTTGTACGCTTTTCGATATCTTGTAAGTCCATTGACTTCTTAATACCGTAAGCAGCAGCTGCACCAACACCAAGGCTGACTGCTCGGGTTGCGTTAGCGACCTTTTGCAGACCTTTATTGATCGTGTCGATTTTTTTACCAGCAATAACTGCCCTATTTTGAGCCGCGGTTAGTTTATCGAATCCTCGACTAGAGTTGGTTGCTTGTGCACCGACTCTGCCAGTCTCGGCACTAACACGACTTTGACTCTTGGATAAGTCATCAGCTGACTTAGCATTCTTATCAGTAGCTTTTGCTTCCTGATCAACTGCTTTAGCATGTGACTCAGCATTTTGTGTCGCACGTTTAGTTGCATCATCGTTGAACTTAGCTTTACCAATATCACTCATTGAGCGTTTGATTTTAGCTAAGTTATCTTGTAGCTTATTAATTTCGCCCCAGTTAGCGTTAATGCCAACGCCAACGTCCATTTTACGAATATAATCTGCCATTTTATCCTCCCTTCGATTGGGCTTCCTTCATGAGTTGCAACACTTCTTCATCGTTCGGTGCATCGTCTCCAGTCTCTTGGTCTAATCCAAGACCTTTGACAATGGCCGAAGCCATGTTCTGCTGTTGCATGTCCAACACTTTGACGGAAAGCTTGCTTAGCATTTGGTACTGATCCGTACTTAGGTCTTCAAGTTCGTCAGTGTTTTTGGCAAGCCCAGCTACAATCGGGAGAATCTTGTTGAAGTAGCCATCAACATCTCTGTCTAAGGCCTCTTCATCAGGGACGATTACGTTATCTATCGTTCCTTTGTCGTTCTTGGATTGAACGACTTTGATGTATTTACCACTCGTTAATTTTTTCTGAAAGAAACGTGTCCGCTTCGCCAATCATTTGTTGGTAACCTTTGTAGTTAAGGCCTTTAGCTAAGAATTCTGAAATCTTGTTCAAGGCATCCATAACTCCACCGGTCTTGTCCCAATATTTGAAATCGA